CCATATGTACAGCACTATAAATAACATCATCATGGTTTTTAAGTTTCCACTTTTTAACCATACGTTTACCTGATTTAGACGGAGCTTTATATTCTTGGCCATCTAACATACGATGGGCCGTTGAAAGCATTTGCGCCGACTCAACAATCATTTTTACGACGTGCTTATCGCATTGCAGTTGAGCAGCAACTATTGGATTTTTGTCTAAGACGAATATATTCATAGTATACTATCCCCCATTAAGTATTGATACTTTATTATACCACACTATATGGGGGAAGTACACTCCTATTTTTACTATGAAGCTTCTTTTATACGATTGTCTAGATATTTTCGTTTGAGTAGAATTTTTTGCATTAGTGAGATCTTACCTTTGCGCTCAAGTTTTTGAGCATATTCTTTTAGTTCAAGCGAATCTTTTCTAAGACGGTTCAGTTGAATTTCTGACATGTATAAATGTCTCCTTTAAAGTAAAAGAAAGTCACATAATCATAATCTAGTCTCGCAATAATCCAGGAAACGCTTCCTCGATTACAGGCCTCGAAATGCCTTCTAATTTCTTTTTATTAATCATTGATACAACAAGCTTAGCGTCATCTGGATGAATGCCTTCTAAGATCTCAAATAGAATTCTTTCACGTTTGTATGGTGGCATTTCATCACCTGGACCTCCAGAAACAAAATAGACAAATCTCTTGTGTTCCTTGAGAAGGTTTGATGGTGCATTGTGTTCTTGATTGGGAGTAAAAGGCGGATCGCCTCCAGGAAAGCTAAATGTAACGGTACTATCATACGAGCCGCGTAAAATATCTTTCAAAGCCCAAGATTCGTTTTCTTGTAACTCTTTGACTTTGTCTTCTTTGTTACGTCGATTTTTAGTACGACGAACCACTTCATATACTGGTCTTACCATATTATCCTCATATATTATATATGCTTTGAATGTATTTTGCAGCCAATGAATTCGTTATAAAATTCATCGGATAGTAATACATCGTATTGAAATTGGAGTTTTGCTTCGTAGTAAGAGCACTCACCTTTTGACTTGCAAAGTCTTAAGATTTCTCTTTTGTAATTATCTTTGCCTTTTGATTCAACTAAAGCTTGAACTTCTTTACTCGAACCGTAATAGTCTCGCCAATCAGATTCGACTCGTGTGCGGACTCTACGTTTGCGTGTCTTAGTCACAGGCAATATTTTCGGCTTCCAGAAAAACTTCTTGCCAATGTATTTTTTACCGGTATCTAACTCGGTCACCATATAAACAAACCCCTGAAATTCATCAGGGGTTTGATCAAAGTCTTTATTTTCATAAACCCACATAAGGGTATCTATACTATTTTTATGTCAACTTTATTTCCAATTTGTTGAATCATTACTCTTTCACCTTTTCGATTATAATTGTAATAAACTTCAGATTTATAATCTTGTTGAGCATGCTTACTTGATTCATAATTAAAAGGCATATTTTTACTTACGCCTTTTAATGATTGTCGTTCGTTAGGAGTATTCATTTGCATATTCCTACTAACACCTTGAAGCATCATGGCGCTTTGTATATTAGTAGCTACTGAATTAATCTCAGTACTCATCTGAATCTAATTCTATCGCATTATTCTCTTCACCACAAAATGGACAATATTCAACTGTCATATGCGTTTCGGAATATATTTCTGATTCAACGTCACAGTAATTGCATTCAACTATAAAGCTTTTTTCATTTGTCATTAGAAATCAATCTCGCATGCTCCACCTGCACAAGCCGCGGCACCTAACGTATCAACGTCAGTATACTTCTTTTCGGTCAGGTCTTGTTCCCAATTCATATCTTTGAAGTTCGCATTAATTTTATTCCACTTATGTAGTAAATACGAATCCTTCAAACAATACTCAGTTTCTTTTAGATTGCCATCAAGATAGTTATTAGCAAAGTTATTGAAGCGACGAATCCAATCTTTCTTCAATGCTGTCTGAGTAGACTCGACTGATAGATCTTCACCCATACCTTGGGCAGTAGAACATGCAGTCCAAAGATTATCAAACGCATTAAGCGCATCAACAACTAAACCACTTGCAAAGATGGCAGCTGTTCCGTATTTATCAACCATAGTATTTGCATCGATAACTCCGGTATTTGGCGCCTGGTTAAAGTCTTTGTCACCCATTGCAGATAAGAATGAAATACCAGCAAAGCTACGACGATTTTTAAATACGTAGTTTTCTACTTCATCCCAATCTTTTACGATAATAGTATTTGATACGTTGTGACGAATGCCTTTGTCAGCACATAGTTCTTCGTTTGTGCCTGCATTAACCCAATGCTCTTGAGCTAGCTTGACTTTTTCAAGATGGTCTACGCCAATCAAATCGTCTTTTAGCATAGATCCTTCTTTTGGAAGAATTGGAAATGACACGACTACGTCTGTTCCGCCTGAAGACCAAACTGATTCTTCAACCATATGTGGATTTTGTTTTTGTATAGCCTGAGTTACCTCAGATTCTTTATTCATTTGAACATTACGAATGTACATATTAGAATGCTCAGCGTGAATACCGCTAGCAGTTTGCAATAGAACCGAAGCATTGCCGCTTGGCTTGACACAAGTTGTTCGAGCCGCTGCGTTGATTCCAATAACTTCAGCAACTTCTCTGTTGACTTGTTTGACAATGCTTGCTCCTTCTTCAAGTATGTCTGCATCAAATAGAATATCAGGATTATTCATCCAGCCAGTGATTGATACGCCAAGTAAAGCTTCACGATCAAAAATGTCTTTAGTCGTGTCTGGTAAGAATTTAAAGTCAGTATATCCTGCCTGGAGTGTGCCTAAGATCGCACCAGCGCGGCATGCAAGAAAGAAATCTTCTTTAGTTACGCATTTACCACCGTTAATCTCTGTTAGATTACATCCCTGCCATCCAGATTGCCCATCAATTTGTGGGAACATCCCGATTTCAACACAAGGATTAGTTGTATGTTCGGTTGACTCTACAAATACAAATCCTGGTTCACCAAATTCTTTCACATTAGTCATAATATTACTAAACTGTTCAGGCGTAGTTTTATCTCGAACAATAACGGCAGAGTTATTTGATCGACCACGTTGTGGATTATTAACAAACCAATTGCCAGTTTTAGCTGACATCATTTCTTCGTCGTTAGGTGAGAATAGGCAAATAGTTGCTGAACGGCGAACACCGCCTGATAGTACGGCATCAGCGGTATGCATACAAATATCATAGACATTAATTGGACGCAGCGCAATTGATTCCTTTGTATCAATTACAATGTCTTGCAATAGATGCTCAATCTTGTCAAGTGCACGACGTAGACCATCGGGACCAGGTGCTTTAAATCCACCAGAGATCTTAGATCCTTTTGGCCGGATGTTTGACAAATCAAAATAAACTCTGCGACCAGCATAATCTGGATATTTGCCGCCATTAGTAAAGTAAGATGACATAAGAATATCAACCGCGGTTGCCCATCCTTCGATATCATCTGTAACAACATGAGTCTTTGCAGGCTTGCTTCGTGCCGTAATCTTTGGAAGTCTAGCGACATGGTGTTCTTGTACAGAAAATCCTGCACCAGCACCACATAGTAAAATATAAAAAATTTCACCAAAAAATGCTGCTCGGTCTGCATATGAAGACGTACAGTTATACATTCTCATTTGATGTTTTAGCAATTGATCTCCACCAAACTGGAGAGCACGTTGTGCGCCTAATACTCTTTGTTCTTTATAGGCATGTCTAGCTTCTTCTAAATAAGACTTTAATCCGTTATCATTTTCTTTGTATTGATCTGCGTGCATTTCGATCACGCGATCTACAGCTTCCTCCCATGTTTCGTACCTTTCATTTTCGTCGTTAAAGCGTGAGTAACTATCGTAAAACTTTGTTTCGGACAAAAGTTTACGTGTGTCAACAGAAGCTGTTGCCATTGCAATTTCCTTTATGTAAATGATTTTCTCTTATTGTGGTATTATATATCAAAACCACGTCTTTGTAAATAGCAATATATGCTATATCTGTACTAAATATAGCAATATATTGTAAAAATATTTATTTATTTTTATTTGTTTTTTCTTGGATTTGTGTTTCGTAATACGCGATAATTTCTTTTTGTTGAAGTATATATCTGCGTAAGTCAGCTATGCCTAATGATAGGTTCTCATAGCCTTTTGGCGTAATAGCCATGAAGGCGGCAACACCACCGGCTTCTTTAATTCGTTCAATAGCTTCTTCTAAGTTATCTTCATTCACAACAAACCATTCAACATCAGGCATATCAACCGGTTTCGGTGCTGCCTGTGCTGGAATATTTGGATAAATAAATTCTGTCTCAGTTACTACTATCTGCTCCGGCGCTTTCGCGCAGCTCGCTAGTAGTAGAAGGAGAGGTATCAGATAAAATGTTTTGTATGAGTCTGTCCACGCCACGATTAATCCTCCGCTCAAGATCCGCTGGATCTTCAAGAGCTTGTCTTGTTATATCAATTTGACTAAATCTTTTTCTAAGCCTATCAAGTCCAGCTTCTGACCTTTGCAATGCTTCCTGAAGTTCAACAATCATTAAAGCATTTTCGCCAGCTTCATCTTGCAATTCAGTTACCGTTTTTTCTAAGGTTGCGGTTGCGCCCCTTAGCAAAACATTATTTTCTCTTAATTGCGCTTTCTCAGCTTCTGAGTTTTGATAATACCAATATGCGGTATAACCAATTCCACCAAACGTAGCGACTAAAAAACAAAAGAGATATATTCTAATCATGATCTAAATATTTTCTAAACCGTTTTAGAACACGTGGCGATTTGTCTTTACGTCTACGCTTATCTATAACCACTGTTCCAGATGGATTATCTCCTGCGCCTACAACAGATCCAGTTGTAGTTCCAATATCCTCTTGTGCCTTTTTAATTGCATCAGGAGTAGGTGCACCCTTTTCACCCTTCTTACGCATCTTTTTACCAGCTCTACGTTTGGCCCAAATATTTGCCCATAGACCAGCTTCAGAAATATTTTTGCATGTACATGGTTCGTTATTACAAACGCCGCAAACCCAATCTGTCATTTAATTAGCTCCGTTGATGATACGTAAATTTTTTGATTTGTGTTAAGGTGTATTCCTTCATATATGTCAATGCCGAATATATCACCAATGGGATACGCGTCTTCTTTAATTCTAACCTGATCTTTTGATTTAACTATATCTTCAAAAGTAGAGTTAATCATTTTAGCATTTCGTATTCTATAAACACCAGGAGATAATTGCCTATCCTCTAAGACAAACCATTGATTATCTTCTAACATAAAATCTAATGTACTTAAGCCAAGTTCTTTTACAATTTTTTCTAAAGAGTCATCTCTTAGTTGACCGTGTTCTTTAATTAAATATAAAGCTGATGCATATGATCCTAGTTTACCTGCTGGAATAAGTTTTTTAATATTAAAAACTAATCTATGAAAGGGCGTATAAGCATTCTTTTCTTCTGTGGTAGAAGGCTTTTTTATTCTTTTACCTTTATCATTGATTAAACCCATTTTAAATGCAGAGGTATCTTCAAACGACGTCACAAGAAGTTTGAGGAATCTAAATGTGTATACTAGGTCGGCTGCTCTTTTGATAACACCCATTATATTTTCCTTAATGCTTCAACAACATAACTATCCATGCCATATTCTGTATATTCTGTATTCTCGATATATCTTAAAAATATTAAAAACGGTTTTACGACTGGCCATTGCCTATTGTCTAATTTTAGTTCTAATATTTTTAAACCAGCTTCTATACCAAACATGTTAAATATAATAATTAAATGGTTTAAAATTAATCGTTCAGATAATTCATTGTGAGTGATATAGCGATTAACCAATCTCTTTACATATTTACTTCTTTTTAAATCTTCATAAAAATCCTCTGAACTTGCGCCCAGAGGATTATAATAATGCTTAGCGGCGTAAAGAAGCAAATTGCTTTCGGTTACTTCATCAAATTCCATTATATGTCCTAAATAAGTTTCAAACCTATTTATTCACTTATAACTTCCTTTAATTCTTCTACTAAAGCTGATTGACCCTTTCTACGATCAAGCTCAATGCCATTTTCACGGCCTAACGCTTCTAGCTCAAGCTTAGACATATCATCTAAACTTTTGTTGTTGGCTGGCGCTTCATTAAGTTGAATAGGTTTAGGGACGGGAGCCGCTTCCGCAACTGGAGCTTTTTTATACTTAGATTTTTTTTTCGTTACGCCAAGGTAATCGTTAATCTGTTCATCTGAAAAATTTTGTGACTTAAGCAGCTCGTTCGTCCGAGGGTCTCGCCAACCCTGTGGAGTTGGAACCGCGTTCTTTGCCCAGCTGGGTGGATTAATTTTTGCCATTAGTTTCGGCTCCTTTTACTGGATTAACGATATTTTTATCGCCCTTCATATTATCATTAGGGCGAGCTTTTGCTGAAGGGCCTTTACGGCCAGCTTCTGCTGCATCGACGTGGCCTTTAGCTTCAGTATCATTTACTTCAGGCTTATGATCTTTTTTCATTTTCTTTGCAGAAGGTGAATCCTTAGAATCCATTTCTTCAGGAGCTGTAGCGCCTGCAGTATGAGATTGCTTTTCCATAATGCGGGCATAGATTGGCCAACGAGTAGATTCGGTTTTTTCCATTGGTGCATCGTTTGCTTTAGTTTTTTCACCATCGGGTTCTTGCCGCGGTTTTACTTCAGCCTTTTCGCCTTTTTTCTTTTTGCGTAACTTTGCAAAATCAGCTGCATCGATATCGCCATCTTTATCGTGATCTAACTTATGCTGATCACCTTTGAGGGCTTCATTAGCACCCTTCTTTGGAATATCAAAGGGTGCTTTAGGCAGAGTTACTGCTGCTTTACCCTTTTCAGATGAAGCTGATGCTTTAGCAAGTTTCTTTGCTAAAGCAGCTTTTGCTGATTCCTGGACCTGTTGCAACGCGAGGCCCATATCTTTAATGTTTTGAGTTTTCATTTTAGTTTCCTTTACATCCACATTTGGGCTGCGATTGATCCAGCGATAGCTACTACAGCTACCCAGAATAATTTATTTATTATACTAACAGTGTGAGCATTATCTCTTACTTGTTCTTCTATACTATCAAGCTTCTTGCTAAAGTGGTTCATACGTTCCACCCCGCTATCTTGTGCCTGTTTAATACCAGCAATTTTTTCTTCAGCTCGAGCCAAAGCAATCATTGCCTCGGTAAGAGCGTCAAGCTTCTCCTCAATTCTATCTAGGCGTGCATTAGTAGTCATATTTAATTCCGTTGTTAATTCTAGAGAAGGTTTCATAATTTAACAATTCCACCTACGCCTTGCTTGACGAAGTCTGCTATCAGGATCTTTAGCGGCAGCTGGAAACTTTTTCATTTGTCCTGCACTACGAGCACAATATGATTTCCGTCTATTAGCTGCTTTAGATCCTTTTTTTAATTTACTAGGCTTAGTAGTAACAGCGGTTTTTAAATTACCACCAGTTCTTCTATTCTCAGCATCGACTCCTTTTTGAGTCATACCGGCACCTTTGTCGGTTGGACGGAAATGACCTTTAGAATCTTTTTCTAAGAATGTTTTAAACCTATCCACCGAACTCGTGCCCCGCAACTCGTTTCATTTGCCTATTAAACTCAGCCTGATCAGGCTTGCTCTTATATAATTTAATAGAAATCTCAGGACGTTCTTTCCCTTTGATTCTCCAATTGTAACCGTCAGCCTTATGTTCAGCACTTGTAGTCTTCACAACTCTGCGTTTATATCCTGCTTCCCAAGACTCTGATTTTTTTTCTGTTACTTCATCTTCAGCAGTATCGCATTCACTTTTTAAATCTTCTGAATAAGCAGCATGCGTATCGGCGTGCTGCTCTAATCCCCATATTTGCATAAGATGTTCTCTCGTGGTGGCCATTTTTATTTTCCAATATTAACCTGGTATTTTTTCGCCATATGGATGTGATTTTGGTTTACCTCTGGCTGGAAAATAGCTGGTCATGTCGTATTTTTTGCCACCGTTGTAATGATCTGATACTTTAACGTCTGTGCGTTTTGGATTAGCAGATATTCTGTTAGCTTTTTTGGAAGCCTTATGCGCATGTTGTACATTGGCTGGCCCATGGTCCTTATCTCCCGCTTTATGCGCTGCAGCATTTCTATGAAAACTATGTGCATCATAGTGCGCATCATATGCTTTAGTATGATGGTTTACCGGCTCATCTTCGTCCATCCGATGTTCGTGGCCTGCACTTTCGTGAGCCCCCATCATTTTATGATGATAATCTGCTGCAGCCTTGTGTTGCGCAGAAGTAAAATTATGTTTATCTTTTGCCTCTTGCAAAGACTCACTTAATTGAAAAAAGGTTTTCATTTATTGTTTCCCATACAGTCTATTTTTGTCCATTTTATCCATAGCTTTAGACACGCCTTTTACTCTCTGTCTAGCTCCGGCTACATCACCCTTTGAACCTTTTCTTGCAGCATCGTCAGCAGCTTTACGTACGTATTGACCCATCTTAGCATTGGAGATCTCATCAACCGTTTCTTCTTTTGCAGGTACTTTAGCTTTACCAGTCAGTTTATCAACAGCGGTAGCCGTACCTTTATTGCGATTAATAAAAGTCTTAATACCCCTTTTAGCTTGATTACTTCCTGCTTTAGCAATATCACGATCGGGTGAGCGAGAGTCAGCATATCCACGTTCAGTACTCTTTGCAGCATCTGCTGTACTTACTTGCGCCTTTTTGATATAACGGC